CGTACCCAAACGGTCCAGGTTCACCCATGCCACCAGGCGAAAATTCTGTTGTCCCAACAACACACCCCGGAGTCTGGCAATGCCCCGATTCAATACCGAAAACGTGGTATCACCTGCTTGTTCAAAGTATACGATGCTGATCTTGCTGTCATCAGGTGTCAAATAGAAATACCGGTCACTTTCTTCATGACAATCTTTTGCATTCACATAATCGGAAAACGGGAACGTTTTTTCAATGCTTTGCCCATCCGGACCCGGCATGATCGCCGTCATCGGGTAAGCTAAGCCACCGTAACGATCCACCCAAGGAACTGCCTCGATGTAGGGCTTAATTGATTCCATCACCAATCTGATCATAACAACCCATTTTTTTGAAAACTCCCACGAATCCGGGCATCATTGGCCCGGCTGATAAGATCTCGCTCCTGCTGATTCACGGCCAATATGTCCCCAAATCTTCGGTTTTGCCAATTCAATTTATCCTGCTCCTTGCCGGTGCGCGCAGCAATACCCACGACCGTTCGAAACCTTTCTCTGGTTTCAATTGCCGGAGCCAGACTGGACCACATCCGATTCGTAAAACTGAAGTTGATGAACTCGACCGGCAGGTTATTGACCTCCCTCCAATCCCGGTAACTGGCCCAAAACCCTTTTCGTTCGTACAATTCCTTGACCACTGTGGCATTGTTTCGGTTTGTTTCTTTTCCGTAGTAGTAGAAGAATGGAACCACGGCTTTGCTGTAATTGCCGAATTTGCTCCCCTTCTCATTGACCCCGGTATTAATCACCCGACGCTTGACCAAAGCCAAACTATCCAGAGCAATTTTCACGGCATTGGCATCGCGACTGTTTTCGATGTCGATAATCGTCGCTCCCAACCGGTTAAGAAATTCGTTAATACTCATAACAAACACAAAGTACGGCAAAAAACCGATCATATTAACAGAAATCTCAATATCTTAGTACTGTTTTTCATTAAGCAGGCAAGGCTTGAAGATTAAGAACTCAATAGTTGATTTGTACCGCGCTCAATGGCTGGACACTGCCTGCTTTTGCTACATGAGCGGATGTATTCAAAACGGAAGCACTGTGATCGAAGCCGTGAGAAGGTTTCAGGATTTCCTGAATCTGGGAGAAGAAGAACTCGACAGCGACAGCCTGATAACCAGTTATTATCGCAGCCAGCGACGCTTCCGCAGGATGATCAACGCCGAAAACCAGAAATTTAAAGTCGATGATGAATTGGAAAAGATTATTGAGGAAAAAATTAAGAAGCAAACAGCATGACCAAGAGAAAAGATCCGGCACTGCACAAGAAAGACGGCAGGCCTAAAATATATACAGAAGTCGAAAAATTGCAGGCAGCAGCTGATAAGTATTTCGAGGATTGCAAGTCTATGAAACTACCCCCAACCATCACTGGGCTGACCATGGCTCTTGATTTCAATAGCAGACAAACACTGCATGAGTACGAAAAAGACCCCAAGTTTTCAGACGCAATAAAAAGAGCCAGGCTGAAAGTAGAAAACAGCTACGAGATGCAGGTGAGGTCTAAGAACCCAACCGGAGCTATTTTTGTGCTGAAAACAATGGGTTGGGATGAAAGGCAAACACAGCAAACCACAGGAGAGCTTAAGATCACCGTCGAGGAAAAGGTAATGTCTTGAACCTTCATTACAGCCCCGAAGTCACTAACGTATACGCCAGAAACTTTCACAGTAGCGGCAGGATCGTCGCCAATCGGGGAGGAACCCGATCCAGTAAGACATACAGCCTTTGCCAGCTCGCGATCCGCTGGCTCCTAACGGGCAGAATCCGCAAAGATCAAGTCATTCCCAGAGGCGTTTTCAGTATCGTAAGAAAAACATTCCCGGCCCTCAAAGCCTCTGCACTGAGAGACGTGGAAGAAATCATTGGAACCCACGATCTGCACATTCTAAAATATCATAAGACCGATCACACCATTACCTTACCAGGCAGCGGCCGGGTATTGGAGTTTTTCAGCGTCGACGATCAACAGAAAGTAAGAAGCCGGGGACGGAAGATCTTGTATTGCGTAGAAGGTAATGAACTGGATTACCAGAACAGCTTCTATCAAATGCTGATGCGGACTCAGGATCTGGTATTCATTGACCTTAACCCTGACGACCCCTATAACTGGATCAATGAAGAACTGGAAATCAAACGGGCGCAGAACCGGGGCGACGTCGAAGTCATTGTCAGCACCTACAAAGACAACCCCTTTCTTTCTTCTGAACACATCCGCGAAATCGAATACATGCAGAAAGTCGATCAAGAGCTCTGGCAGGTGTACGGATTGGGTGAATACGGCAAAGTCACGGGTTTGGTTTTTCCTCATGTGACTATTGTACCGGAAATGCCTAAGAACTTAAGGGATCGCGCCTTCGGTCTGGACTTTGGATATTCAAACGACCCGACCGCATTGATTGAAGGCGGGGTTATGAACAAAAACGAGTTGTATCTGGATGAGCACATCTACCAAACAGGCTTAACCAATCCCGAACTTGCCGGACTCATGAAAAGTCTGGGCGTTGGATCTCAGGAAGTCTATGCAGACGCATCGGAACCAAAATCGATCCGCGAACTTTGTGCTGCCGGTTTGAATGTTAGGGCCGCCGTCAAGGGAGCAGATAGTGTTGGTTTTGGAATCAATACGCTTAAGAAGTTTAAAATACACATCACCGCACGCAGTTACAACCTGCAAAAGGAACAGCGCAAATACAAATGGAAAGTAGATCGCGACGGCAGAGTAAGCAATGACCCAATTGACATCTACAACCACGGATGGGATGCGTCCAGGTATTACGCGGTTATGAAATTAGCGCGCCTGGCATCCGGCTTATCTATGACCGGAAGAAATAGATAATTTGCAACCTGACATTGCAAAACCAAGACCCGACCGCTAACCTTGTGGGCGTGGAGTTGAAAAAATACAGTCCCGAAGAACTTTTTGAAATTGTGGTCGACACCATCAGTCGAAACCTAACCCATCGACATTATAAACACGTCGTCGATCACGCTCGTTTTTGTTACCGGATCATGACCGGAGACAATCAGGACGAATACCTTCTCCGTTTCAAACTCAAAGAAACCGGAGAACAGAAACAGCAGCGCATCAACATCACCAATAGCCGCACCCAATACGCCAGCGGAAAAATTTGCAGCGTCTTCGAGGAAGTAGTACGCAGTGACAACACCGCCGAACACGTGCGGTATGCAAGTGACAACGACAGCAACAAAATCAAGATTCAGGAGATCGAGGACAGATTGGCACGGTTTCACGGGGAAACACATGCCCTGACCTACGTCTATGAAAGCATGAAACGCCTCAATTTCTATGATCCAAACGCGTTCTTGATTGTCAATTTCACCCCTTTTGATGCAGCGATCCAGAAAACGGAGTTTGTGTATCCGATCGAAGTCAGTAGTGAACAGGCGATCCGGTACGAATACAGCAACGGCAACCTCTTGTACTTGCTTTTCTATCAAGAGGTCGAGGTCATGGACGTGGACGAACACGGAAAGGAAAAGAAGCAAGTACTGCGAAACTATTTTTTGTTTGCCGCAGACTTCAGCTATGAATTTCTGGCAGTCCCCGAAAAAGGGAATGCGGAGATCCTGCCAGATCATACCGTCATCGAGATTCCGGTCATGATCACGGCACAACCGAACACGCCGACGCCAATGCCGGTCAATGCCAAGCAAATCCTGAAATTTCAGTGGAAGCGATATGATACCAAATCACAACGAATCCCGGTTATGCAAGCCGGATACATCAGAGACGCCCGAACCCAAAACGAAACCTTTGTGTCGCCACTGCAAGCCGCAGAAAAGTTATTGCTCGATCTCATCTGGACCAAATCAGAATACGACCTCGCCAAGGCACTGCACTGGTTCTACCAAAAATTCATATACGCCCCAGCTTGCGAGTGGGAAGACCCAAACACCGGCGACCGATGTGAGAACGGAACCCTAAGTCTTAGCGGCGGCAAGTGCAAGAGCTGTGACGGCACCGGCATGATGGTACATACGACGGTGCAAGACGTGATCATGTTGCGCCTGCCTCAAACCGCTGCCGAAGTCGTGCCGCTGGAAAATATGGTGCATTATGAAAATATCGATATCAGCATTGGGCAGCATCTGCAAGAAGATTATAAGGCAATTGAGGCTGATGTTTTCAAAGCCGTCTTCAACAGTCAAGCCTTTGACCGGTCCGAAGTCGCGGTCACGGCAACAGAGAAAACCCTGGACCTAAGAGCGGTAAAAAATGCTTTGATTGCATTCGCGAACAAATGCAGCGAAGTCTATAAGTTCGTGATCAAGATGACTGCGATCTACACCGATAACGCGGAAGACATTGTGATCCAGCACAATCACAGCAGCGACTTCAAATTAGAGACCCTGGAAGATCTGGTCATTAAGCGAAAATCTTTGATGGATGCGGGTGCGCCATACATGATGATTCAGGCTGTGGACATGGAAATACTGGCAATGCAGAACCAGGACAGCCCCGAGGTCCTGGAAATTGTTCGCGCCCGTGAAGTCTTCCGACCTTACCGCGAAAAAACCGAATCGGAGAAAATGTTCATCTTGGGGCAAGCGAAAGCCGAAGACTACCACCTTGTGCTTTGGAAATTCTTTGAAGACATCATGTCTGAAATTAGTTTCGAAGACAAAGAGCGCGGAGACAGGCCCTGGCACAAGCTCCCGTATCCGGAACAGAAAAAGATTGTGGATCAGAAGGTGAAGAAGATCCAGGACGCGGTCAAAGCCGAGAAAGAGCAGGCAATGCAAAGCCTTCCGTTTGCGAGATTGCCGAGGATTCCTGAAGAAGAACCGGAAGAAAGCCCAGAACAAACCCAAGAAAATCAAATCGACCAAATCGCGGCTCAGTAATGCCACGGCAAAAATATTCAAGAACAAGGGAGCGGACCATTTCAGAAGCCCTGACCCGATTGATTCAGAAAGTCACCCGGTTTCAGCGAGACCTTGTCAACACCTTGCTCGATTATTTCCTTGACAAGTTCCGGCTCCGAGACTCAAAGATTGAAGTCGATCCCCGGAATTTTGGCGTTGTCAATGCCGTCCGCAAAATCTATGAGGACTGGAATGAACCCCGGCAAAGAGAGATTCTCAAGACCGTCGTCGACTCCCTGACCGAATTACACAGCAATAACCGCGACTATTTCAATCAATTCAGTGACGGAGACATTACACCAGACAGTGAAAAAGTGTTCACGGACATGATGAAACGGTTGGGCTATGATCGGGGCAAGGGATCATTGACCAGGGGCGGGTACCTGGAAACGGTGCTGCAAAGTGATGATCCTGTCCTGCAAATCAAAACCGAAGCACTCCGGGCAGTCATCACCGGCAGAAGCATTGCCGACTTCAAAAAAGATCTGGACATTATCGCCAGAGGCAACAGCACCACGCCCGGCATCCTGGAAAAACATTATGGGACACACCTATACGACATCTTCCAACAATACGATCGCGAGGTCGGAAAGTTGTTGGCTGAAAAACTGGGTTTGAAATTCGCTATCTACCAGGGCGGCTTGATCAAAACCAGTCGCCCCTTCTGCATTGAAAGGAATGACAAGATATTCACAGCCGATGAAATCAGCCAATTTGGTACCAGCAAAGACAAATACGGAGGCTATGAAAACAAAAGCACCGGATATTTTCAGGGAAAGCCGCAGGTGTATAACCCCTTTGTTGACCTTGGCGGCTATAATTGCCGGCATCAGCTGGATTGGGTAAGCAATGAAATTGGGGAATTGCTTCGCGCCGATCAGGATGGTGCAAACTTCAAAGCCTGACGTTCGTCGGGTACAGGCGTCATTTAGTCGATAATTACATATATTTCGTTGTAAAGATTTGGAGAATACAGCTAAAACGTTGTATATTTATGGTATTAAAGAAACAATCAAAATTTAAACAGCATGAAAACATTAATTGGTCGGCTAACAGAAGAAAAAAAAGCATACAAAAGAAACGGCAATACCGGTGGTCTGGCGGTGTGGATTAAGGCGATGGACTGCATGGTCTCCAATAATGAGACTATTAATCTTGAGGTTTTTGAATCACAAAACTGGACCAGCGACGAAATATCAACATTGATTGAGTTAACGCTGACGGAGGAGGAAAAAAGAGATCTCAATAATGATGTATTGTCGGAAGTATTTGGGTGGCACATATCATGACGCTATTGGAGTACCGCAAGAGCCTGGGGAAAACCCAGGCTCATTTTGCTGACATGCTAGGCATTAGTCAGCAGCAATACCAGCGATGGGAGAGCGGAGAATACTCTCCCACCGCCGACAGCTTGATGCTGATGTCGGAAAGGTTGAATCTGGTCATTCAGATCAGACCCGACACGAAAGTGTTTGAGGTATTCCCGGCAAAGGATTTCAAACATTCCTGGGACGACTTGACTCAGGAGGATATGGATGAGAAAATGGATTCATATAGTGAGATCGTAGAATAAAGAAAAAGGGTATTGCATCCTAAGCAATACCTTTTTTTTGTTTCATTCTGACATTGCCCAAAACCCGAGCAGCCCTCACCTTCGCGATCACAATGACGGTCGCGGACAAGTATCAGTTTTTCCTCGAATTTCCTTCAGCCGGTAGCCGTGAAGCCTTCCCGGTGAACTCGTCTTTGCAGTGGCAATGGCGAAAACCAGACGGCAAAAGATACTTTCGGAGGGATTTGACCACGCGCCTGATCTTCCAAAACCAACACCGCGACAATATCACCGATTTTGATCCCTGGTACTTGACCGAGCGCAGCAAACAGAGGTGCGACAAAATCAACCTGACAATGTGGCGCAATTGCGACGGCAGCAGCACCGAAGACTTCAAGGGACAAACCACGATCCTGGATGCTGCCTTTGATGCCGGGATATGTAGTGTGGATGTCAAGTTTCAACCCAATGATCCCTATGCATGTATATACAATAATTATGAGAAGGAAAGAAATGTGTTCGACTATACCAGTCCTGTAACGGCTCAGATATTTGTCGGTGACATTCAGATCTCAGGAAAGGTTTTTCAACAATTGCCGGGATCCGCACTGGATTCCTTGCAACGTGCAAATTTCCCTTATTCCCTGGTACTTGTCGGAAACGATGGCACCACAATTGACTTGAACGAGGGATGGACACCGTACCGGACATTTTTCTACTGGATCTCAAACAACAACCCAAACGATCCAGACGACGGGGTGTGGCAGATGGAAATGCAGTACATCCGTGAGTTTTCCGGCTCAACTACTGAACCACCTGGTTTTGGTTGGGTTGCTGTCGCTGGTGGATATGCGCGAAGGATACAGACAAAGATCACCAGGGAAATCATTGCATACGGATCGGTCATTATCGAATACGAGCCCTTAATCACTGCAAATCTCGGCATCGACAACGGCAGGTATCTGAATGACATCATTGAATACTTCCTAACCTCTTTTTGTCCAGAATATCAAATCGTATCGAACTTTTTCGGCATCAATCCAGACGGTACCAATCCAAACAATGTACCCTATACCAAGGCATTGGCATTCATGCAGGAGCTCATGGTATTTGCAAAGGGTGATGTAATACGACCCAATGCTGATGAAAACAATCGCATATTAAACCTGACCTGGAAACAATTACTTGAGAACCTTGAGGTTGTTTTCAACATTGAGCAAAGGATCGTCGACGACAAAATCTACATCGAACATTATAGTTACTTTCAGACTGATCTCATGTTGGATCTGACCGTAGAAAAATACCTGCCCTGTCTTGTCGACAAATGGGCATGGACATACAACAAGGAATCAATACCACCCCGTGAATTATTTGAATGGGAAGAAAAAACAGACGAGGGAAGCCCAAATTACGATTTCGACTCTAGGCACATCAATTATGCAGACGAATGCATCATTCCAGAAGGCAACAACGAGGTCATCAAAAGGGCAAACAACGTCATGACCAATATTGCCGCGCTTATTGCAGATGACAATCTAGAAAACTGGTCTATTACAAAAAGTAGTTTCGTGTTGGTTTCAACCGAAGGAGGTTACATCAACCAGTCACCGGGAAAGATCAGCGGTGATGTCTTGCTGAATGGAGCTCTGGCCTGGTCAAATCTCCTTGAAGACTATCACAAATACGGCAGACCTCTAAACAGAGGAATCATCAATGGTCAGGTGATGGATTTCACCAGTACCCGAAAAATACGCAAACAGGTACCGATCGAGATCCCTCTTTGTTGTGCGGATCTGCCGAATTTCATACCAGATCGGATGCTGGTTAAGACTCAATTGGGTTTTGGATGCATCGACTCCGCTACACTGGATGAACCAAATGGAATACTCACCCTTGAACTCGTTTTTGACTGATGGCGACCGATATTAAACCCTTACTGGAAAATAGTCACGATGTCTTCAGCACACAGGACATCGGCATCAGTGAATCCGAGTCCAACTGTCACAAATACCGTATTACTTACAGCCACCCCTGCACGATCGAAGGCGTGACCAGTACCACGCTGTACCTGGATGCGCAATTCCTAAGACCGAATTACAACCGGGTCATTGAAGAAAAGGAAAACCGGAACGGAGAAAACCTTCGGATACTGTCACGGATTACGCCCGTACTACGTCTCGAGTTCATTACCAACGACGCCTATTTTGAGATCCTGAATCAGATCGGGCTGCATGATGAAATCCTGATCAGTCCCATCAATCCAGACGGTCCTGATTTTGAGGTCGAATCCGGTAGTTGGGAAGTGGAACCCCTGGGAGCAGAGGACGAAGATACCTATCAGTGCCGCATCAGCTTCAGAGTGAAAGATACGACCCTGGTTTCTGGCATCTGCTGTGAAGATCAGAGCATTGTCAGCTTCGAAGATCCGTGTGATCCCGGAGGAGAAGGCGGCGGACCCCCCATTGAAGATCCGTGTGCTGATTTTGAGGTGAGTATA